GAGTAAGGGGTCCATCAACATCTAAATCCCACGTTGTCTTGCCAGAAACGGCTGGTGAAATATCAAACTTACGCACACTAAGCACAGGCCAGTTGCTGCCCATCTTGGCATCACGTTGGTCTGTTAGGTTCCATCGCCCGTAGGCGCTTGAGGATGATGGGAAGTCAGCCATGTCTTAGGCAATGATCTCGTAGCTACAGACTGCTTCTAGATCGCTTGTTGCGTTTGCGGTCAATCGCAAGGCATCACCTTCTTCCAGGTAAATTGCTTTGCTAACGACATCAAGCACAGCATCAGCTGGTACCACCACCGTCTTGGCAATGTGATAAGCAGTGCTAGACCTATAAATGTCCACAGTAATCTCTGCGTTGTTGGTGCCATCTACGTTTGATACATAGAGTGCATTCACTTTGTAAACCTGATTGCTCCCTGAACTGTTTGTGACAATTGCAGTCGCACTGGTACCGACAGCCTGAACTGCTGTTTTACCTGTGATGGTTGTTACGTTTACAATATTAGGTGCAGCCATTTTTATCCTCCAAATACAATTGCCATAGCGATGGCTTTACCAGTCGATGCAGTGCCAGGAAAAGTTTGGCCTGCGTTAAAAGTAATATTACCAGTCATAGTGCCGCCAGTTGTTGACAATGTGCCTGGGAACGTTTGCCCCGCATTAAAAGTAATATTGCCTGTCATGGTTCCACCAGACGTAGGCAAATATCCCGTAAGTGTTTGACCGGCTGCAAATGTAATTGTACCAGTCATTGTGCCACCAGTCAATTGCAGATAACGAGCATCTGACTGTGCTTGTGTATAAGTATTTGCTATGTTAAATGCACCAAAAGCAACAATATCAATAATGTCACCAGCAGTAGCACCTGTTGCTAATACAATAGTAGTACCATCATTTGCAGTAAAATCTGTATTTGAAACAAGTTTAACCCCATTCAAATACACGTCAACAAAGCCTACGTCATAGGTAGCAGAGAAGTTTGTCTGACTTGCAGTTGCTGTATAAACCTGACGGGCAGATGTTCCATTTACAGCAGAACCTGTGGCAGTCCATGCAGAACCTGTCCACACAAACATGGTGTTAGACGAAGTATTAAAATACAAAGCTCCGGTAATAAGTGCATTACCGTCATTGTCTACAGAAGGTGCAGAAGACTTAGCACCAAGATAACGATCATCAAAAGCGTCATAAGAGGCTGCTGCTGCTGTTGCTGCATTAGATGCAGTGGTAGCACTAGTCGAGGCATTAGAAGCCGATGTAGCCGCATTAGATTCGCTTGTAGCGGCATTGCTTGCAGAAGTAGCCGCTGCCGCTGCAGAAGCTGCTGCAGAAGCAGTAGAACCAAAAAGGACATCAATATAATTTTTAGTGACTGCATCTTGAGCATTTGTAGGATCACCCATACCTGTGATCTTATTGGTACCCATGGCAATGGCACCAGTCATGGTACCACCTGCTAGTGCAAGACGAGTGTCTCGTTGTGTATCTACATAAACTTTAGTTGCTGCATCTTGATTACTAGTGGGATCTCCCATGCCAGTAATCTTATTGGTGCCCATTGCAATAGCACCTGACATGGTGCCACCAGCAAGTGCCAGTTTAGTTGCGTCTGCAGTATCTACATATGTCTTAGTAGCTGCATCTTGATTACTTGTGGGATCACCAAGTCCAGTGATCTTATTGGTACCCATTGCAATGGCACCAGTCATTGTGCCACCAGCCAATGCTAGTTTAGTAGCAAGGGCATTTGTTACAGTAGTAGAGAAGTTAGCATCATCGCCTAGTGCAGCAGCAAGTTCATTAAGAGTATCAAGTGCGCCTGGGGCAGAATCAATAAGGTTTGCTACTGCAGTATCAACATAACCTTTAGTAGCAGCATCTGCAGTATTAGTAGGAGTACCCAACCCTGTAATCTTATTGGTGCCCATTGCAATAGCACCAGACATAGTACCACCAGACAGATTCAACTTAAGTGCATCTGCAGTGTCTACATAATTCTTAGTTGCTGCATCTTGAGCATTTACTGGATCAGTTACGTTAGCAATCGTAGTACCAGTAACATCAAGGGTACCGTTAACAGTAACATTATTAAATGTACTAGAGCCGCTAGAAGCAGTTACGTTGCCTGTCAGATTGCCAGTAACATTACCAGTTACATTCCCGGTGAGATTGCCTGTGACGTTACCTGTAACTGCTCCGGTAAGACCCCCAACAAAACCAGTTGTAGCAGTAACAGTAGTGCCAGTAATTGCATTCGGGGTGGACCCGCCAATAACGCTGTTATTAATTGTCCCGCCTGTAATAGTGGGAGAAGTAATATTAGCAGAAGTACTAACAGTAAGCGAAGGAGTCGTGACAGAAGTATTGGCAACAGCAGTAGTAAAGGTACCGGCAGCAGGAGTACTACCACCAATAATTGTACCATCTACTGTTCCCCCATTAATATCTGCAGTATCTGCTACAAGACTATCAATGTTGGCAGTACCATCAATGTACAAATCCTTAAATTCATTTGAACTTGTACCAAGGTCAATATCATTATCTGTTACCGGAACAATTGCACCATCTTGTACACGGACTTGCTCTACAGCAGCAGAAGAAACATTTACAAATAAACTAAGATGGTTGTTACCTGAATCAACAACTACTTTATTGTATGCGTTAGTATCTGAGATCAAAGGTACATAAGCACCCTCTGCTGCAGTACCATCGTGCCTATGACCTGATGCTTGAGCAAATGCATCACGTAGAGCATTGTACTCATTGTTAATTGGGGTAGCCCGTACTACAGCGGTAGCTACAATATCGGCAGCAGATTGTCTTACATAACCAGCCATATTATCTTCCTTTATCGCCTATCATTGACAGAGTAGTTAATCACAAAACCCTGAATGGTGTGGCTTGCATTTGTATCATTTGTCACATAGCGAAATGATACAGAGAATCCAGATCCTGAAAAATTAGTTTTTAGTACAGGCGACGGGTTTCCATCGTAAATAGCAGCAGCATCATAAATTGCTTCATTATAATACGCTGCTGCACCAACTGTTGAAATAGTTAAATTTTTAGGATTAAAAACATTTACTGTATCATCAAAATCGTAGACTACAGAAAAAACAATAGAAGTCCCACCTTCACTTCTTAAAAAGTTTGTAATGTTATAAAAGTTTTTTCGTACTGTGGGATCATCAAAGTAATAAAACGGGGTTTGATAAACACTCAGGATCTCTGCGGTATTAAAACTTGTACCAGACTCTTGTCTGTGTACTTTACCAGTAGCATCTCCATGAATTACAAACTCATCACTGCCAATGTAACCACTGTCAGCACAAGTTGCAGGTATACCAAAAATCTGGCTAAATTCAAATGAAATTCCACCTTCTGACAAACGAAGTCCACCAAGAATACCAAATGAACCTTCGTTAGGAATAAAGAATCTAAACTGAGATTTCTTCCTAACAACCACAGATGTCAGAGTTTCAACATCAATGTCTTCTGCAACAAGGTCAAGCAACAGTGCGTTGGTAGTAAACTGAATCTGCTTTGAGATTGTCTCAAGTTCTACGTCACCAATTTTTGCAGTACCGGCAACGGGACGGAATCCATCAGGCCCTAAGAACAGCAAGTTACCACCAATCTCAATTACACTGTCGGGTACAATACACCCAAGATTATTTGTTACTTCACTTACAACAAAGTTAGCAATGTTAGTTCCGTCAAGTTTCTTGATTGAGTTCTTACCAAAGATATACAAAGAATCTCGGAACTGCCGAATAGCTACAATCTCAAAACCAACATTGATAACCCCTGCACCATTAGCAGGATTAAAGTCTGTCTCATCCAAAGGAGATGAGAAGTACAGGTTAAAAGGTTCTGCAGGATCTCCTGCTAAAAACAAATGATTCTTAAATGGGTCTGAATACTTAGGATCGGTAGGAGCATTTGCATGTGTAATCTGAGTATACGTAGTGCCATCATAAATGGCAGCAGGGTTTACCCCATCAGTCAAACAGATCTTTTTAGCACCCCAGTTAAACTTGCTAAATCTAATCTTTTTAACACCTATCATACTAATGGTGCCAGGGGTAGTTACAGCAGTCCAACTAGAAGTAGAATCTACCCATTTGTAAAAGTAGTTAGTACCAGCGCTAGGAGCACGACAAGCAAATATTCCATCATTTAATCCTTCAGCAACACAAACACCCAATACCTTACCCGTACCTGTTACTGTACCATAGTCATTAGAAAAACCACTAAGTCTACGATAACCACCAGTAATTGATGGCTCGTAGTTTACTAACTGTGTTGCTGATCCCGGTGCATTTACTGGCTGAGACAAAAGGTCCCTGTTGGTGTTAAGACCACCAATACAGTTTACCTTAAATCCATTTATTCTATCAGCCATTAAATAATTCTAGGAAAGTAAATAGGATTAATTACATAGGTAGAACGGACATCAATAGGATCATCCATAAGAATCCTACGCATCATTCTAATACCCTGATCAAACTTATCACGATGTAAAACAGCACTTTGTTCATTAGATCTAAAGTGCATCAGATACGCCATTGCCCCGTCCATAATTACATGCTTAAATCTCTCAGGGATAATTGGGGCATCGGTAGATGCAGAAAGATCAGAAGGAAACTGCCAGTACTTATACTCAATCTCATAAGCACCGTTAGGAATAGGACTTAGCCCAAACTTAGTTTCTTGTGTCTGATAAACAAAAACAGGAGCAGTGTATCCAGTTGCCCCTGCTCCTTCATCTTGTGAACGATATCTAGTTGTGTACTCATCAAAAGTTAACACTTTAAGTTTTGAGGGTACGTTATTTAAAGATGTATTCTTTTTAATAAAAAAGGAATCCCAGTCTACACTCGACATGTCTGCTGGGAATGCGTATTCTTGAGTACCGGAGGTACAGGTTTGAATCTCTGTTTGGATTGCAAAGGGCCACTCTTGGGCTGAATGCAGGATCTCACGGATAGCTGCATTAATTGCATCCTTAGCCAAGGCTTGGATATTTCTAGCACCTGGAAAATCTGTCTCATCAATCTGAACTTCATTGATTCGACGCAACAGTTCGTTTGTGAGAGAGAGGTAGGTAGCCATAGTCTTATATAGAAAAAGGGGAGAGTTCCGCTAAGCAGTTCTCTCCCCGTACAACATTTACAACTTAGGCGAGTTGGTCACGGTCAACTTCGGCAGCACCGATACGTCCGTCAACATTTACCAAGACTGCCCACACACGCACCACACCAGA